ATGGTGGAGTTAAGTCCAAGATCATCAAAAAGTATCTGCCTTTAATGAATCAGCAGATAAACAAATATCTACAGATGATGGACTTCTACATTAACTTCTCACTGGATGAAGAGTTCAAAGAATCAATTAGGTCTCCAATTCACGAAGACTTCAGTTATGATTCTTTCTCTGAGGGAGAAAAAATGAGAATAGACTTGTCTCTCCTTTTTACTTGGAGAGATATTGCAAAAATGCGTAACTCTGCCAGCACTAACCTTCTTATATTGGATGAGATTTTTGATAGTTCCTTGGATGGTGCTGGCACTGATTTCTTTACTACTATTATCAAATTTGTAATACAGGACGCACATGTCTTTGTTATTTCACATAAGACAGATGAGTTAATGGATAAGTTTGATCGTATAATTAAGTTTGATAAGGTGAAGGGATTTAGTAAAGTGGTATGATTATTGATATCTATGAGAACACTCTTAGTTCTCAGTTTTGTAACCATTGCATATGGAAGTTTGAAAGAGATGAACGGAAAGAACAAGGACTAATTGGTGGCGGAGAAGTTAGAACCGACATCAAAGACTCTATTGACTTATCTCTATCAAGTTGGCCTGATTGGCAAAAAGAAGATAAAGTTTTTTACAACACACTAAAACAATACACGGAAGAACACACTAAAAAATATCCACTTCCGTCTCAAAACTTTGAAAGTTATTTTGATACTGGGTATCAAATTCAAAGGACAAATCCAGAGTCTGTTGGATATACTTGGCATCATGACTTTGTTGTAACTAGAGAAGATACTGGTGCAGTTGCAGTGAGAGTTCTTACTTACATTTGGTATCTCAATACTATTGATCACGGTGGATACACTGAGTTCGCCAATGGAGAATCTGTAAAACCTGAGACTGGTAAATTACTTTTGTTTCCTGCAGATTGGTCTCACGTCCATCGTGGAATTCCTCCTAGAGACAAAGACAAATACATTTGTACAGGTTGGATCTACTCTAGATTTTAACTTGCCATGAGTCGTGCCATGATATATAATACGACCATAGTATCTTTTTATCATGTATAAACCCTACTCCCCCGAGTGGAATAGATATCGATATCTTAAAGAGGCTTTGGATACGTACCTCGATGAGTATGTTGATAACGAAGTAATTCTTACTGACATTCTGACTATCCTGAATGAACGGTCAGAGAAAGCATACAATGAATTCACTCGCTTGAATGAATTGGAATCTATGTTAGAATCTAAATAACACAGTTAGGAATTCAACTTTATGCTATCTACCGCATATCGTCTCCGACTGGAATCTATCTGTCAGTGCATTGCTAATAAAGAGCAAGTACCACTAGAGGATATGATCTGGGCGGAAAAACTTGCTAAGGCACATACAACCGCTAGGGACTGGTTGAATAAAGCACGCCGTCATGCAGCACAGGACATCCAAGAAGGTAGCATTGACGATTTTATGAATAGGATGGGACTAGGTGATCCCGATCCATCCAATTATAAAACGGGATTTGATGGCGCAGATGATATTAATGAGTGGTTTGGAAGAGATAAACCAGATGATTGGAGGCAACGTGACTGAGAAAATAACTCCAGAAACCTATGAGAAGATGAACAAGGAGTTTGAAGAAGACGGACTTGCTTTCCGAATAAATATTCCAACCCAAGAAGAAATTGATGAGTGGAGGAAACGTGGAGAAAAGGATTCCCTGGGGTAAGTTGCACGAAATTTCTGATCAATTAAATGGTAAGTTGACTCATATCACCTGTGTAGACCACACGGGTAGAAACTATAAAAGAATTGTAATCGAATACGAAGAGGAAAAACAAAAATGATCGACAACGCTTGCGTAGTTTACACTAACGGTAGTCAAGAGTGTGAAAGAGTTTGTGCGTTATTGAAACATCTTGGTGGTGAATATCATGAGTATCGTTTAAATCAACACTTTACTCAGAGAGGATTTGAAGCTGAATTTGGACCAGAGGCTGAATATCCCCAGGTCGCCATCGGAGCAAAACATATTGGTAGTCTCAAAGAGGCACTGCAGTATATGAAAGAACAGGGAGTGTTCGCTTGACGAACTGTCCACTCGGAGGGTTTCTACCCTCCTTTTTTTGTATAATTGATTCATACGAGACAAACCTATGAATCGCCACCAGATCAAATCTCAACTCGCCAAACTCCTCGCGACTGAGGATCTGGTGGTTGAACACAAACATGTAGAGACTGCATCCTTCAACGTTCACAGTCGTGTCCTGACCCTCCCTATGTGGGAGAAGGCATCCAACAGTGTCTATGATATGTTGGTGGGTCATGAGGTCGGTCATGCTCTCTATACCCTTGACGAGAACTGGTTGGATCGGTACTACATGAATCCTTCATTCTTCAATATCGCAGAAGATGCACGGATTGAAAAACTGATGAAACGCAAATACCCTGGTTTGCGTAAGTCCTTCTATAGTGGATATCAGGAACTGTCTGAGAAAGATTTCTTTGACCTGGAGGGTCAGAACGTTTCTAAGATGGGTCTGGCGGATCGAGTGAATCTGTATTTCAAGATTGGTAACTTCATTGAAGTTCCTTTCCACAATGATGAAGAAAAAGATATTGTCAAACAGATTGCAGATGCAGAGACTTTTGAAGAAGCTCTGATCGCTGCACAACGTATGTACGATTATTGCAATAAGAAGAAAGAAGAGAAACAGGCTGAGGTTCAACCTCCTGCACAGGTTCCTTCTGCAAGTAATAACGAAGAAAGTAAGAATGAACCGATGGTTCCAAACCCCACTGACTCAGAACAGAAGTCGAAGTCTGATGAGAAAGAACAGGGTCAGGAGTGGGATGACGAAGAGGATGAAGAAGAACAGATTGAACTGGAGGAAAACACTTCTGATGATTTGGATGTGAAGACTGTTGATGGTCTTGAAGAAAAGATCCGCGATCTGGTAGATTCCAATGCTATCGAAACTTTCTATGTGGAAATTCCCAAAGTAGATCTCAAGAAAGTTATTGTTTCCAACTCTGACGTTCATCAAGAGATCAATGAGTGGTGGAGAAAAACCGAAGAGCACTATGGGGAACCTGATTCCTATGAAAAATTGTTCAGTGGTGTAGACGCAGAGTTCAAAAAATTCAAGAAGTCTGCACAGAAAGAAGTTGGTTATCTCGTTAAAGAGTTTGAGATGAAGAAATCTGCAGATGCATATTCACGAGCATCTACGGCTCGCACTGGTGTTCTAGATTGTTCTAAACTTCATACTTATAAGTACAATGAAGATCTTTTCAGGAAAGTGACTCTTCTTCCTGACGGTAAAAATCATGGATTGATCTTTGTCCTTGATTGGTCTGGATCTATGGGTAGTGTAATGCTCGACACTATCAAACAACTCTATAATCTGATTTGGTTCTGTAAGAAAGTTTCTATTCCCTTTGAGGTTTATGCTTTCACTAACGAGTGGTCTTATCGTGATTATGACAAAGACTATTGTGTGGAAAAGATTCCTGGTTTCTTCAAAGTAGATGAAACCTTCAATCTCATGAATCTGTTCACCCATAAAACTAATGGTCGGGATCTTGAACAGCAGATGATCAACATCTTCAGGATTGCTGCACACTTCAGTTGCCGCAACTGGTCGGGTTATCTCTATCAGTATCCCAATCGTCTGAGTCTTTCTGGAACTCCTCTTAACGAAGCTATTATCTCACTGCATCAGATTATCCCTCAGTTCAAAATTCAAAACGAAGTCCAGAAAGTTCAGTGTGTTGTTCTTACTGATGGCGAGGCAAATGCTCTGAAGTACTACAAAGAGTTTCCGACACGAAAGTCTGAGTCTGGTGAACCTTACATTGGTTTGAATTCTCCTTATTACAATGAAATTACTCTTCGAGATCGTAAACTTGGAAAGACTTATGCTTTCACTGGAGAATTTACTCAGTTCACTAATGTAATGCTTGAAAATCTTCGAGACAACTTTCCCAACACTAACCTTATTGGTATTCGTGTTTTGGATGGTCGAGATGCAAGTAGTTTCATTCGTCGATACTATGGTGCAAGTGGTTACTATGATAAACTTGCAGAATGGAAGAAAAACAAATCTTTCTCTATCGAAGGTTCTGGATATCAAAAGTATTTTGGATTGTCTTCAACTGCACTTTCCTCTGACTCTGAGTTTGAAGTGAAAGAAGATGCAACCAAGGCACAGATCAAAAGTGCTTTCAAAAAGTCTCTAAATTCTAAGAAAATGAACAAGAGAGTTCTTGGTGAATTCGTTGATCTGGTTGCATAAATATTACGAAATCAATAGGTAAACCCATGGGAAGACTCTCTAGAGAACTATTGGGTGGTGGTGAACCAGCACCAGCACCTGCACCAAAACCAGTAGCAAAGGCTGCACCAAAACCAGTTGCAAAACCAGAACCCAAAGAATTAAAGGGTGAAGGTATGGATACCGCTGCTTCTGAAGCACTCGGATCCGAAGACGAATAAATAAAAGAAAACAGTGAGAACCATGGACGCCCTCCAAACTTACGAAGTCATCAAAAATTATCTTCTAGAGAAAAAGTTTGCAACTACTACTGAGGAAGCAAACGCTATTATTCTCAACATGGAGGAGTCCTGGTTTCAACAAATTAATGAGGAAGAATCAGACCGCCTGAGAGACCAACGCATGGAGCGTGGTGGTGTTGATGGTAATACCAACTATAGAAAGGCACCAAAGTTCGCAGCTGGTCCTACTGGTGGTAAGAAAAAGTATGACGGCATGTCTGCGATAGAAAAAGTAAAAGCAGACATCGAAAAGAAATACGGTAAGGGTGCAATTATGGACACCAAGAAGAAAAAGGATAAAAAAGATAAAAAGTGATTTTTTGATTTTACATTATGGATTATGATACAAAACTGAAGTGTGCAATCTTTTATTTCAGACTTCGTGACGGGACGATACTACCACTAAAATACGAACTTCAACCTAATAGTCTTAGGGAGAAGTGGATTCAAGCTGTTAGAATGAAAGAGAAGGATGAAAATTCTTTTCTCTATGCATCGTTCTCTAATAAAAATGAAAACGATCTTGAATACTTAAAAGATCTTGGTAATTCTATTATCAATGACATCAATACTTTTGATGAAGTAAAAGAACTTTATGGTGATGGAAGACTTCCCCTTCTTCAGGGAAATGCCGATAAAGCTATTGATCAAAAGTTGATGAATGAGCTTCATGAGAAGTTTGAAGAATATGGAGAGTACGTTTCTAAAAACGAAGTATCTCAAAAAAATAATGATAGGTGGATGGATCTGAATGAATGGATTCATGTTACCGAAATGGCCATGTCAATATCTCCCACTGGGTTTCCCCCTTATTCTTGTTTGTGCTCAATACACCCCGCATATATTGGAGAACCATTGGATGAAGTGGACAAACTTTTTCTAGATAATGAATTTCCTTGGGGTGGATTATACTTGGGATATAACACTCTGGGAAAAGATTATTCTCATGCAATGTATGATAACGACATTCGATTGATATTGAATGATCAAGTCAAGATTCAAACTCATTACAGTACAGAAGTTTGGATGAATTTTTCACAAACTACTTGGATGTACCGTGATATGGAAAGAACTTTTTATCATTGGTATGAAAGTCTAAGTCAAGATGTTCAAGAAAAAATTCCCATTCATGACAGAAATAAACTTGCTCTAGGCAGGTATCATCTTGGTCGAATAATTATTGATGAAACTTTTTTAAACTTCCATAATGACATTGATGCCTGGCGAACAGATCCAGAACTTCAATGTAGATGGAACAATGAAGTATTTTCTAAAGTAGAAGAATTTATTGGTATTGAAATTTTAGAATAATGAATGAAATTATTACAAAGTTTATTGAAACTTCTGAATCCAATCCTTGGGAACCATATTTACCTTTACCTGAAGATATTTGGGACTCGGACTGGCCTTATTTGACCATAGACTTTACGGATGATTTTGCAGAGATGCATCGAGAGTGTCTTCGTAATGATGAGTTGTTTGTACCTCATCGAGATAAAGATAAAGAAAATAGTTACTCTCATGAAGGATGGAAAGGATTGACCTTACATGGTTTGAGTCCTAAAGCTACTGAAAATTTCGATAGGTATGGTGCGTCACCGAATGATTATCATTGGACAAGTATCTGTAAACTATTTCCTACATGTTATAAATTTCTAAGAAAACTTAGATATCGTCGTTACGATCGGGTTCGGATCATGAAAGTTGAACCTGGTGGATATATCATGCCTCATGAAGATGGGGAAGGTAGGATTTTTGGTCCACTGAATATTGCGATTAATAATCCAGAGGGATGTGAATTTTATTTTAAAGATCATGGAAAAGTTCCATTCCAACAAGGACGTGGAGTATTTCTAAATCTTGGGGAAACTCATGCAGTTTATAATAATAGTGATAGCCCAAGGTATCATTTTATTGTTCATGGAGATATAAATCCAAAACTAATTGATGGTGCATATAGTCAAAATCAAATGAAACTTGAGGATGACGACAGAAGAATTTGTTATGGCATCTACAATCAATTAGATAGAATTGAAAATATTTCAATGTATTTGAGATTCAAAGCTTCTTCTTTGTATTATCTGAAGAGATCGAATGATAACCCAGATATTTTCTTTGGTGATACAATTAAAGAGTTATTGAATACCACTGCGGATGAAGGATATGATTATTGCGTAGTTCTTGCTGCAGGAACTGCACTTAAAAGTTTTAACTATGATCGAGAGATCAGAAGTTTTATCATGAAAGATAAGAACTTTGGAGTTGCTGGTCACTGTTTAATGAAACCAGATCATTGGGCAGAACTTCATCATCAATTTTTTATTGTTAATCTGAGTGCATGGAAAGATGTTGGTAGACCTGATTTCGGTACATGGCAAGGAGATTCTACAGAACTTCTACCAGTTTTAGAGAGAAGTGAGGAAAATTTTCATGATGATTATACTCCTTTGTGGGTGAGAGTAAACAAAGAGAAGAAGAGACGTTATCAACCATTTGCCGGTCAAGGTTGGGAATTACTCAAAGCGATGTTTGAGAATGACAAATCGGTTGTCATGTTGAATGAAACTTTGAGGAATAATAAATTTTATCACTATCCAGAAACAGACACTACAAAGTATGAACAGTCATTGAAAACAATGACCACATATGATAAACAAAATTGGAATCAAAAGAAGTCTATTGAAGATGCTTTATCTGTAAAAGATCAGATTTGGTTATTCAATAGTGAAAGTATGGAAATACGCAATGATGGTGATTATGATTTAGTTGCCAATACTGCTAGTGGATTTAAGATTTTCGATTTATTTCGACAGAAGAAACTTAATCCAAAAGCCAAAATAATCATTTATGATTTCAATCAGAAAAGTTTATTGTGGTATCGACATTTATATGAATGGGGTAATACTCCTGGATTTGTACAAGATGATTTGGGTAAACGACATCTAAATTTACTTGAGTGTATGAAGACATTCCAATATAAGGAGAACTTTACTTGGATTGGTAAAACTGTTATTCCTCCCGATGAACAGGGTGATCAACATGATGATATGACCATATTCAAAGATGTTTCATTTATTAAATCTTTGAAAGACACTATCAATTATTTTGGTGGGTCTCAGAATTTTATAAATTATTGGACATGGTTCAGAGCTTGTAATGTAGAGTTTAAGAAAATAGATCTCTATAAAGAATCAGATAAATTGTGTAAACTATTTGTTGGTAAAGGTTCAAAGTTTGTAAATCTCTCAAACATTTTTTCTACTGATGCAACAAATCTTTTATATGGTCACACAGAGGTTCGACTTGCTCAACAAAGGTGTCTATTTAATTTGTATTTGGTAGATCCTGAAATACAAGTAAACATCTATGATCACTGGAATAGATGGAAATACGCTAAGGTTAAGGATCTTATAGACAGTTGAGGAACTGTCCACAGACTGTCCTAGGGCGGAGGAAGTGCGTTATAATTTATTTGTTGAAACGACACAACTCATGACTCGCCTCAAGATGACCGACGATCAACTGATTGACTCTCTCAAAGATCTCTACGGAGAATCCGTCACCAGTGCTGACATCAAAGCCTGGTGTGCAATGAACAGTATGAGTTACCAGACTGTTTCCCGTCGTCTTGCCAACTATAAGGCAGGTCACGGGAAGTGGAACCTGGAAGTTACAAAAGAGACAGTTCAGGATCTGGAAGTAACTTATAATTCACCTGCAGCTATGCCTGCAATTGAACAAAACCTTATCCCACAGAAAGATGATTCCTTCATCAAGTTTGGCAATTTCTCTGATGTTAAAAAAATTATTCAGTCCCGTCTATTCTATCCAACGTTCATTACGGGTCTTTCTGGTAACGGCAAAACGTTCTCGGTTGAGCAAGCGTGTGCTCAACTGGGTCGGGAACTCATCCGTGTAAACATTACTATTGAAACCGATGAAGATGATCTTATTGGCGGTTTCCGCCTTATTGATGGTAACACCGTCTGGCACAATGGCCCAGTCATTGAAGCCCTCGAACGAGGAGCTGTATTGCTCCTTGATGAGATCGACCTCGCTTCTAACAAAATTCTCTGTCTCCAAAGTATCCTTGAAGGGAAAGGAGTTTTCCTTAAGAAAATCGGACGATGGGTTTCTCCTGCAAGTGGATTCAACGTCATTGCCACAGCCAACACTAAGGGTAAGGGTTCAGACGACGGACGATTCATTGGAACTAACGTGCTCAACGAAGCGTTCCTAGAACGATTCCCTGTCACTTTTGAACAGGAATATCCCACTGTTGCCACTGAATTCAAAATTCTCTACAAGGTCGGTGCCGAACTGGGTCTTGCTGAGACTGAGTTCTACAAACGTCTTGCTGACTGGGCAGACATCATCCGCAAGACTTTCTATGATGGTGGTATCGAAGAGGTGATCAGTACCCGTCGTCTGGTTCATATTGTCAGGGCATATTCAATCTTTAAGGACAAAGCCAAAGCAATGCAAGTTTGTCTGAATCGTTTTGATGATGAAACCAAACAGTCCTTCATGGAACTGTATGACAAAGTTGATGTTGACT